TTTGGTTTCAGCACCGAACAGTTTCTCGTCAACCATGAACGCTTTACCAACAAGGTTCTCAAGAGCCTTAGCGAACATTGCTTGACCTGTGCGGATCTGAGTGTCGAAGCCAGACATGAGGGCTTGCACACCCTTGCCTGTGATGACGGAAGCGTCAGAGTTTCCGCCGCGCACCTCAGGGTAACGTGACCCTTGGCGTAGTTCCTGATCTAGTACGCCTTGTTGCGCGAATGCGCTTGAAGGAACCTCGATGGGTACACGGCGAACCTTCTCGCCACTGGCTGTGCGGATGACCGCATCGGAGCCTAGGGCTAATTCTTGTGCGTCAGGTGGCAGAACGATGGGTGCCTGTACGCTTTTCTGTGCAGCCTCAAGGCTGAGTAGGGCAAAACGGGCCTTAGCGACCTGTACAGCGAGGACATCATCGAACTGTCCGTGGGTATCGGTGTCAACACCGGGCCTGCGAACAAACTCTAGGAGGCACTCACCGATAGGGTTCTTAATCTTCTCAAGAACGATACCGTCACGGGTCGGGCAGAAAATAACATCAATCTTAGCGTCATGGTAACGCACAACCTCAATCATTTCAAGGCCGGTAGACTGCTGCTTAATGACCTCTTCAACGTGAGGGTACATGGCTACGAGTTCGTCACGGTTCTTGTAGAACGAGAAGTACCCTGCCTTGGTGTTACCCCAACGGTCAAAGACCGGGTATGCACCTATGCTGTCCATGAAAGTAATGCGTGGCATCTGCTGTTCAGTGTCAATTTCGATCATGGCAGGTACGAAACCGTACGTGAAGTACCTGTCTGTGGCCGTGTACATTTGTGTCTGTACGTGACTAAAGTTAATGTAGCCGTTGACGATGCGTGTGCGCTTCTCAGCGAACTCACGGGCCGTGTCAGAGACCATTCGTGCGCTTGTGCAGTTGAATGAGGGCATGGGGGCCAGCGTTTCAGCCAGATCCCGTGCCGCAACGTCCACCATGTTGGCAACAATGCCCTTGTCGAAGGGCCCTTCGGGGAACAAGTCCGGGTATACGTCCCGCATACGGCCCTGTCGCACAGCAAGAACGTCCTGCATGCGCCCATCACGGGCAGCGAACTGCGACTTGATGCGGTTATAGTGAGCACGTATCTCACGAAGTTGAGGTGACCCGCTCTGTGGGGTCGCGTTGCCGTACTGTTCCATGTGAATCCTTAAGTAGTTGTGAGGGTTAAACGCCCATAGGCTTGAATAAGCCTTGAATCTCTGAATCCACGAGACTCACGGTTACTTGAGTGCTTTTATCCCAAGGTGTTGCGAAACTGTTCTTGACATGAGACCTAACGTAGTTAGAGTTAGCAATGACCCTATCCCGGCAGGCTAACTCAGCAAACCACAGCGCCATGCAAATATCTGTCTTCTGAGACTTAGGTGCCGAAGGTGCCCACGTAACCAGTTGCTCAATCATGGCCTTGACAGCCTCAGAGCCGTGTGTGGAGGGCAACTCAATCAGTTGGTGCTTGTCTTCCCATCCCGAAAACAAGGTTGTCATGGACGCTACACCAAAATCGGCGTCATGCTTGTTTGATCCAGTGAAGTGAGGTCGGATCACGGAACCTCGTGCTGCACAAAAATCGTTCAACTCCCTGTCATGGACGAGGAAACCCTGAAAGCCGTTGCGCTCAATGCGCCACTCAGTAACCTTGTACTTGTCAGTGAAGCCTTTAATCATGTCGCGCATAGCCTCAGGGGTGATACCCGGCTTATTGAACACATCCAGCACGTAGCGTTTCTGTGTCTTCACATCTAAGCCAATAATGACCGCAGCGGTGTGACCGCTCGTGGCAGGGTCTACACCGCCGAGAATAACGAGGCCATTCATTCCATCAGCCCGCTGGTTCACCATACCCCTAGGTATGGGTCCCGACATGCGGTTGCCGTTAATCGCCGCCTTGACGGATTCGGGGGAAAACACCGCGTCGTCAGAGACTTGCTGCTGCTGATAGACCATGGCCCAAGCCTTCGGGGATACACGTCTACGTTTCTTCGCCAAACGGGAACCATCCCACTTAGCAAACAAACCATTCTCGTCTTGCTCCTGCTGCTCAATCTTAATCCCAGCCTCAGGCTGGTTAGACTTAGGCCACAGCGTAACCCAGTCCTTCTCCTTCTCCTTAAAATCTAAAACCGCAGGCATCGACAGGTAAGTCCACGGAGAGTTCTCATCCGGGTACCTGCTGTCATCCTGCAACTCGCGGTACAAGTCCTTAGAAGACAACCGCGTCCCCACCACCAGCATAGAACCATTAGCCGACACCCGAGAAATAACCTCAGACTGGAGCCAGTTGATCTGCTTTTCGTACTCGTGGGCGTTCGTTAAGTCAATAGTGTCATCCAGAACAATAAGGTCGGCACGAGCGCCGTAAATATGGCCGCGAATACCAAGGGCCTGAACAGTAGGGTCTTTCTCACCAGAATCCCTCGCATTGTCGGAAACGTAAATCATGGTTTGGTTCCACGCCTCAGAGTCCTTATCGAAGCCACCCTCAGGAGCGTAAGCCGCAATCATCTCATCATACTTAGGATGCGTCAAACGAGTCTTAATCGCGTACAGCATCTTCTTAGCCATCTCGGCTGTCTTAGAAACCAAAATAACCCTGATGTTCGGGTCCATACAAATACGGTACGTCACATAGTTGATGGTCACCGAAGTAGTCTTACCATGCTCAGGAGGCATGTTCGTGATAATAAGGTCCTTCTCACCCGGCTCAAAAGACATGCCCGGATGAAGCCAAGAAGGCTCCCGGCCCTCAATCATGTCCACCACATTCTGCATGTGAGGGAAAACCGTGGCACCCAAATACTTCTCACTAAAATCAGGAAAAGACATTTGCTGACCGCGAGCAGCCTCCACCTTAGGGTCAAGTTTCCGCATAGTACGGATACGATCAATAGACCCAGCAAAGTCAGGGTCCTCCTTGCGCCACCTCTCATAGGTGGAACGAGTACGATCCACAATCTTCAAAGCCGCCGCAATACTGATACCCTGAGACTGCACGATACGCAGCAATTCCAGTTTAGTGGCCTTCAACTCTTCAGGAGAAGTACGAGCCATAACTCTCCCCCTAAGGTATAATCTATGATTTTCCCCTTCGGGACAGGATTAAAAATCCTATCCCTAACAAGGGTATCCATATGCATCTGCCGTCAATATATAAACAACAACACTAAACTCTACTGAGGAGGGGACCTTCGGTCCCCGACGAAGTGCACTTAACCGCTCCGCTCCCTCAAGGTCGCTGAGCCCACAAAGGCGAAGCGAACTCGGTGCCCTCACTCGCTCGTACCTCGCTCGTTCGGTAACAACCCCCACTATATAATAGTCAACGAAAACCAACTCTTGGACACAAAAACCCAAAACTTTACACAAACTTTACACAACCACCTTAAAAACCCGTACAAAACGGACATTCACTAGTATTATAGCCCACAATAAAAGGTAGACTCACATATATTAACGGCGGCGATTATTAACAACGGGTGGGTAGGTTAGGCTACCCTAAGTTAGGCTACCCTTACCAGCTTGTGCGATTGTGAATTGTTTGTTAGGGTACCCTTACCCAGGGATATGACATTTTATTGACGGTCGCTAAAATTGTGTCATATACGCGCGACTCTCCACGGGGTCGCCGATAATCTACATTATGTCAGATGCAAACTACTTGCAATAGCAAACAATAGGCAAGTAATAACCGTTCGCAATAGCAATCCATACGCAATAGCGAAAGACTCGTAACTAGTAACCTTGTCTCGTTGAGCTTGTGGATAAGTTGTGGATAAGTTGCCTGGTTTTGTCCACAGCTTGTGCACAGGTTTTCCACAGAGGCGTTTTAAGCCATTCTGAGGGCCTAGGAATTGCCGACTAGTAATCGTCCACCTACCCAAAAGTCACATAGCCGGACGCCTGGTACCGATTATAGGACGTATGTAACGATTTGATAAAGTTGGGCGTAATCACTTGACACTCAATACGGGCTCGTGTAAAGTCTGTCATGTAGCCAGCCGGCTCAACAACTGAAAAGAGGACGCCATGAGTGATGTTGAGCGCGAGATTATCGCGGTCGAAAGACAATTAGACGCTGAACTAGCGTTAGACACTTACATGGCTCTTGACTCTAGGCGTGGCCCAAAGTATCGCGAACTAGTTCGAATGGCTGAACTGGCTGAAATTAGGTTACGCGCGGTGCGTGGCAATATCTATCTAAAGAGTCTTGAGACAGTTTGACACTTGTTGGGCACGGTACTTGTGACCGTGCCTCTCATGTGCTAAACTAATCAATGATAGCGGGCTAGCGGATCATATCTCAAAGCCGGACGCCGGTGATACGACGTTAGCCCGTTATTAAATTGTTACCGTTAGCACTTGACAGAGTAAGCGAAAGATGATAGGCTAGGTTTCATAAGGTTAGGCAAGGCTAGTGAAAGGAGCACGGTATGGCAAGCGCTTCAGCGCGCTTGTTTGGTAGTGGCACACCATTAGACCTAGGGCGTTTGAACGAACGCGCGACACCTAGGGCTTACGGGTTGCGTTCGGGCAGTAGTCCTACGGGCTATTACCGCGCGTCACAAGTGACCACCAACCGCAAGCGTAAGGTTAAGGTTAAGGTTAATAGTGCCACTAACTTAGTGGCTGCAATATCTGAAGGTGATTACTTGCCTAAGGTATACGTCAAGACATATTCAACGTTTGACCAACTGAACCGACCCGATTACAACTAAGGGAGTCACATGATAGTCACACTTGACCACGATACAGTAACTAAACTGGAGCAACTAAAAGCTGAATTGGAACTATACGCTAAGGTTGATGCGTGGAGAGCCACTCGCTAGCCTAGGCAACACTAGGACGAAACACCGTGAGGTGTCGTACGGTTAGACCGTACCTGATGAGTCCATCAGAGATGAGTAAGGGAAGTGAGGTGATTAGATGAGCCATCAACTAATAGGTTGTGATGATTGCGGAGAGATAGTTAAGTGGTTAGACTGTGATCGTGCTGGACATTATG